CACGGGGTCCTCGTACACCGCGATCTTGTGGGCGAAGCTCGCGGTGTACGAGGACCCCGTGATGGGGTTTGGCACCTGGAGGTAATCACCTGCCTTCACCAGGTCAGTGATGAAGGTGGCGTTGTTGTCCGTGATGATGCGGAAGGGGCGGCGCATTGCCACGGTGCGGTTGATACCGTACGAGACGGTGTCATAGATCGCACCAACGGTGTTGCCTACTGCATCGGCGGCGAGGGTCTTGGTACCGTGGTCCACGGTAGCCACACCCGGCGTTGCAGCGGTGCAGGAGACGATGAGCCAGTCGGCTGCGTTCCCCGCTTCGGCAGACAGACGCAGGACCTTGCCTGCGTATGTGGTGAGCCCCGCAGCGCCGGTCATGGTGACTCTGCCGTCGAGAGCGTCTGCGCTGGAGCCAGCAGAGGCCAGGCCCCCCGTGAAGGCGGTGCTGGCGACGAGGGTGCCCGTGCTGCGGATGATGTAGTAGTGTACCCCTGCCAGGGCGGTGTTCTGCGCAGTGAACGCGGTGGTGGTGCGCAGTCGGTTTTTGTCGTACACCTCGGCGACAGCGTAGGACCCGAGGTTCACTGCGCCGGTTGAGTTGGTGACGACCAGGATGTCCCCGGCGCGCACGCCGTCCGTGACGAAGTCGGCGTCCCCATCTGCGAAGACGCCAATGGCGTCAGCCACGGTGATGGCGGTGTTGGGGACAGCAGCGTCCACGGTGTTGTGTGCACCTGCGGTGTACCCCGTGGTGGTCCCTGATATGACCTTGGAGGTGGGGAGCGCCTGGGAGCCGATGACAACACGGAACTTCTGGGGGATCCCAGTGGTGCTGGCGAGGGTGACGCTTGCCAGGCCCTCGACTGCCGTCTTGTAAGTGGTGAGGATGCTCACGCTGGTCGTGGCGGGCACGATGGCGTAGATATCCGTGCGCCCTTCGATGACGTCCATGCAGTAGTTGTGGCCAGCGGCGTCGTCCGTTTTCAGGCCGAAGAACTGGATGGGGGTCAGGGTGTTGGCGAGTGCGGCGGTGCACATGCCAGCCAGGGGGTTGCGGGAGTCCACCTTTCCGATCTTGGTGGTGACGTCTGTGGAAGAGCTGACGGTGTCCACGACACACAGGTCTTGGCGCAGGGAACGGTACTCGATGTACGGTTGGCCGTACTGCACGGCGCGGGCAACGGTTTCACCCGTGAGGAGCGTGGTGACCCCACCGCCGATGGTGACGGCGTTTTTGTTCACGGTGATGAACGAGGATCCGACCAGGACGTCCGTGACCTGGCGCTCAATGCGCAGCGACAACCCCGCAGTGGCGGCGGCGAAGTTGGTCATGGTGTAGATCGCCTCGCTGCCTGCCGTGCTTACGACGGCCTGAACCCTCTTCACGAGGTCGGAAGCGCCACCCCCTGCTGGGTTTTCGATGATGAGGTAGTCACCCGGCAGTACATCGGCGAGCGCAGTCTTGAACGCGGCGGCAGCGCCGGTGCAGTCCAGGTAGTTGCTGTTCGCTACGCTGGGCACTCCGGTGGTGGTGTCCTGGCCGATGAGGACGCGGCACTCGTCCAGGTAGACCTTGACGCTGGAGGCGTCGAGCAGTGCACCTGTCTTGTTCCCTGGGGGTTCGGCCACGATGACCGCGTCTGTGTTCAGGACGGGAGGCGTGTACGGGTTGTCTTCATCCTTGGTACCGTAGGTCAGGGAGACTTTGATGGACGCCTTATCATCCAGGTAGTCTTTAATCCAGTACGCCGGGGCCACCATGAGGGCATTCATATCCGGTGTGGCTGGAGTAGCTGCCGTGGCGGTATATTCTTGGTAAAGCAGGACGATTGGTCGCATCGTGCATCTCCTACGAGGAAAAAACGCGTGATATTTCGCCCAAATTATAGGCTGCGCCTATTGATTACACAAGAACGGCTACGGAAGTCCCCTGCTGCGAGTGGCGATGTCGATGAGGTGTTGTGTGGGTGATGCGTCTCCTGCGCCACCTTGTATGCGGAGTACACACTCCTGGAGCACAGGAGAAATCGGGAGAGTAGACCAGTTCATGGTGCATACCACACTGAAGGTGACGACGGAATTCCATACCTTGGTGTCTTCTTCGTAAGGGATGGTACGGCTTAGAACAGGTGGTGTTATGTCGTGAAGGTTGAACGCGGCTTGGATCACATCGGAGGCCATCATCGTGCTGGTGTGTACCAGGTCGCCAATGGTGGCGCTCTCCCCCTTGTTCGCGGAAACACATTCAATGCGAATGGGCATGTGGGAGTGGCACGTCCCCCAGTTTTTGCCTGATTTGGGGGAGAATTGTGAACGGTCCCCGATTGATATTTTTCGAAAGGTGGAGGAGTCTTTGTCCACGTAAATAGCCGGGTGGGACCCTCGCTCTGCGCGGGTGTCCTCAAACGCTGATTCAATGATTATTTTTGATTGCGTGTGGTTTGGGTGGTGGGTGTACGCGGTAGGACCGTTCCCCTCCCTAAATCGCTCCTGTAGGAACACTACAAATATACCAATGATTGCTAAGGGTGACGCCTCAACGATGAGGGCATTCTGGGTGGCGACACGGGGTGCTGGCGGGTCTGAGCGAGTGGGCGGATCCATACGCTTAGAGTAGCGGAGGAGATAAGGAGCTGTCTACCGCTATGAGGTACTCGACGGCGTTTCGAGATAGCTGGGATACTTGTACTTGCTGATGCACAGGGTAGCGGCGCAGCTCTGTTTGGAGCTGACGGCGTACGACGTAGCGGCGGTTTGTATCCAGCTCGGTGATCAGGTCATCGTCTTGCAGTCTGGGAACATCAAGCAGTGTGATGACATGCCCTGAGCTTTCCACCACCCCAGCGGGCGCACCTTGTACAGCAACTTTGTCAGGGCTAATGCGCCCCCACATTATGACGCTTGTCCAGTACCCGTCTGCGAAGCCGGTGCCATAGCACGCCTCACAGTGTGAATGCAGTGCTGCCTTGGATACGGGGTCGAAGCACACGGTGCAGCGTGGACCCCAGCGGCGGCGCTTGGAGATAGCGAGCTTTACGCCGTTGATTTTTTTGTAAGTGATGAGTTGGTCGTGGCGGAGGCGGCGGCGGAGTCCCCGTGCCATAGGACTGAGTTCACTGGGTTCAAAGCCGTGCGGCTCGCTAGTTACAGCGCTTCCCGTGGGAGGTGCAGCAGTGATGCGATAGTAGACGTTTCGCTGCAGGGAGAGGAGGTTGATGTCGTGTTCTTTGGTTAGTGTGCTGAAGTCATCGAAGTAGTTGTACGTGTTTTGTAGTCCAGCTACGACGAGGGTCCACGGTCCAGAAGTGGAGCCACTACGTTCGATGGTGAAGGTGTAGGACCCAGCAGCGGGTGGATCCTGGATGTCCCACTGCAGCAGTACCTTTTTTGGGTACAGCGGTGTCACCTTCACGATCTCTACTGAGAAGGACATCAGATTGTTTTACCCCCACCCATGCCCGACCCGAGGCTGCTGTACGCACCTTCCATGTTCAGTTGGTTTTTGAGCGATCTGACAGAGGTGGTCCACTCCGCGTTCAAGGTATTGGAGAGCGCGATGTAGGCTGCAGCCTTCTCGTAGATGCCTGCGGGGGCAATATCCCCATCCTGTGCGTTCACTTGGTTGCGGAGTTGATGGAAGCCCTCAGAGAGGAGCAGGAAGCGCGTGACACCAATCAGCAGGAGGTACTCATTGGGGAAGTTGGCGGCGGTGACGTTGGATACAGGGGTCACCAGGTTGTACGCCGACACTGCCATCTTGATGGCCAGGGCAAGTTCTTTGGGGGAGAACTGCACGTCATCCAGGATCAGGTTCCCCTGCCCGCTGGTGAGGTGCCCCAGGGCGAAGTCGCGCAAAAACATGCGGATTTCGTCTGCACTGACGACGCTGGGAGTTGCTGGTGTGGCTGTGACGGCCATGGCGATTTACCCCGTAAATTCCTAGAGTGCGCGACAAACGCTGACGCCTACCCGCATCCACATCGCTTTCGTGGCAGCGGTAGTAATCAGCTTTACCCCTTCCGTGGGGGCCAGGATCAGCCCGTCGTCATCGAAGGTGCGCCGGATGTATTGGCTGGTGGCGTTGGCGATGGGAAAGTTCCCGTGTGCCAGGGCGTGGTGGAGGTTCCACGCCTGGGACGTACCGAGGTCGGCCAGGATGTACTCGATACGCACGGGCACCTTGTTTGCGAAGAGAAACAGGCCCCCTTTGTCGCCCTCAACCACGGTTGGGGTGGTAGCGGACCTCATCATGCGATAGATGCCATCGGCGTCGTTCATGTAGGGGACGAACAGGATGTCCTCACCCCCATCGTCGATGGAGGGTATTTCGCCGGTGAACTGCGCGCCTATCTTGATGGCCTGCTCTACCGTTGTGATGAGGTGGTCAGGTTCGACGTTCTTCTGTTCGATGAGCATGGCTAGTTCCTTATGAGGGCACTACCACTTCTGTGGTATCAGGGCCGAAGGCGTGGGGTTTCTGGAAGTAGATAGTGTACGTTGTTCCGGCCTCCACCAGGATAGGGACTTTCCAGCGTCCATTGGCGTCGGTGGTGGTTTGACCCTGGATGAGGGTTAGTTTTCCCTGGTCGTAGTCCGTTTTTTTGTAGACGCGGACTTGAGCGTCACCCACCCCCGCAGCCCCTGCAGTGATGTACCGAAGGTTATCGGTCGTGGGGTAGTCTTCAGTTAGGGACACCGTGTTGGGAAATACAGGGGGCGTTGTGCTTTCCCCCGGTTGGAAAGGGTTTGTGTAGCCGCTGGGATTACTGTACTGATCCACGGCGCGTAGTTTGTACCAGTGCGCGGTTGTGCCTGCAGTGTCGTCGTAGAAGAACTTGGACGCGGTGGCGTCGTAGTTGGCTCCGAGCAGGTCGTGCACGATGGTGGTCACCAGTGCGTAGGTTCCCGTCTTCGTGGCGCAGCGCACCAGTTCGTAGGACTTAATATCTGATTCAGTGTTCGGGGACCACTGGATGCGCACACTCATTAGCTGGTCTCTTTTTTGACGGCGGAAGCCCCCTGGGGCGCCGCAGGCGCAGCGTCGATCACTGCCTGTGTGTTCTTGGGGGCGGTGATCGGTGCTGGTTTAAGTCCTATGGTCACGGAACCGCGTGTTACGAGGTTTAGTAGACTAAACATCGTCAACTATCCTTGCTGGCGCGGATCACATCTGCGCGGTAGTCGTTCTGGCTATCAACGGTAGTGGTGAAGGAGTAGGAAGCAAACTCCCCTTCTCCGGTGCCCCCATCCGTGGCTGCGGCAACAGCGGTTTTTGTGGTGAATAGACGCATGCGTCCGGAGATGATTAGGTTCTGGCTGTTGTAGACGAGGTTGTCCAGGACGTGGTTGCCGTGTTTCAGTGCCTCTACACGGAGCAGTAGTTCGCCGAAGGACCCCTGTACGACGTGGTCAGCTTGCATGGCGTTCCACACGGCGTTGGCTACGCTGACGGGTACACCGCCTATTTGGTCAGCCCAGAAGCCTACTTTGAGTTCGCTGTTGGTGGGTAGTCCGGTGGCGTCCGCACCTCCGTCCTGTAGGACGGTGATGGCGTAGATGTCATTAGTGCCGGGGTTCGTTATCGCGTTAGTATCCAAGCCGTGCTTGTGTGTAGCGGTGTCTAAAGCGTACATTCCGGGACTGTTGGTGGCGTCAACTTCAGACAACGCTTCCAACATCGTGACAACTGAGCCTGCAATTTTGAAGGTATCGTCACTCCAGTCCAGATAGTACCCATCTGCGTGGCGGCGGATACGCAGTTTGATGTCCGTTTTTCCGAGAAGCGCGTCACCTACGATATCTGTAACGTAGATTTCAACGGGCTCGGTTTCACCTGTCTGGATTATAGAACTCATTGGATTCCTTGCGCTACGCAGTATTGTAGCGGTCCCGGTTGGGTTTGACCAGTCTTGGATGGAGCAGGATTCAGCTAGGAGGTGTTACAGGAGGGGGTGTTCAGGATTACGCTGCGGGCACGGTGCCGAGGTAGGCGATCTGCACGAAGATCGCGTTGGTACCACAGTAGAAGCCCACGCGGACGATCTGGTGGCCAGCGGTGCTGGGCTGAACGCTGCTCAGGGTGCCGTTGGACTGCAGGAAGACCGGGTCGTTGATCGAGGGGGTGCCAGCCACGGTCACGCCCTCCGTGTAACCCGCTGCCACGAACAGGGCAGGGTTTCCGCTGGTTGCGGCGGCGGGGGCTACGCCGATGATGCGGGCGTTGGCGGCGGTGTCGCAGGCTGCGGTGACGACTTTGCTTGCGGTGCTGCAGCGCACGGCGGTGTCGGCGGTCACGCCAGCGGTGTCGGCGGTGAAGTTCTCCTTGTTCTGCACCTGGCCGTGGGTGTGCAGGCTGTCAGCCTGGCTGACGTCGGTCAGGGTGTCCAGGTTCGGGGCCGTGACGGCAGCTCCGACGGCGGTGGCGCCGATGTTGAACGTGGTGGGCACACCATCGACGGCGAGGCCGTCACCATCCAGGGACAGGGTGTTGCTGTCGCCGATCTTGATCTTCAGGCCGGTGCTGTCCTCGATGCCGGGGTTGGTGCCGAGCTGCACGGCGGAACCGGACACCTTGTTCGCGGTGGCGAGGGTGGCCAGCTTGGTGTCCACGATGCCTGCGGAGGCGTTGATGTGGTCGTTGTCGAGCGCGCCGTCGGGCACGTAGAGCTGCCCGGAGCCGTTGACCCCGACGTCGCCGCTGCCGATGGTGGCGCTGAGGCCGTCCGCGTCCAGGGTGACGCCGCCGTTGGTCTTGGTCTTGACCAGCAGCTTCCCAGCGTTGAACAGGAGGCCGGGGGCGGTGCCCAGGTCCACGGCCACGGAGGTGCCCGTGATGGCGACGCCGTCGCCGCCGGTGTAGCTGCCTGCGCCGGAGAACTGGGTGAAGACCATGTCGTGGGTGTTGGGGAGGATGTCACCGTCGCCGGTGCAGACCCACCCGGTGTCGGCGTCAACGGTGCCCTGCTCCACGAACATGAAGGCGCCGCTCATGTCGTCGCTTTGCTCGTCGGCGTCGGAGCAGCGGGTCAGCTTCCATGGGTTGCTGCCGTCGCCGGGATCGGACAGGAAGTAGACGCCGTTGTCCACGTCGGCGGTCTGGTTCTTGACCAGCACGCGGTCGGAAGCGGCCTCGGTACCATCGTTGGCCCCGGCGGAGCCGTCCGTGGTGATCGTGATGCCGTCCACGGTGGGGAAGGCGCCATTGGCACCGGCGGTGATCACGCTGAGCGTACGGGTGCCCACCAGATTGGCCTGGGTCGCGGCCTTGACGCTGCGCTTGACGCTGAGACCCTGGGCCACACCGTCCACGTACTGCTTGGAGGCTGCGTCGGTTGCGGCGCTCGGGCTCCCCAGACCAGTGATCTGGTTGTCACCCATGGCCAGGTCAGCGGACATGGCGTTGACGCCACTGCGCAGGAGGACCTGTTCGTAGCGTGCCGCGTCGCCTGCCTGGGTACCTGCACCCATGCCGGTGATCTTGGCGCTGTTGGACAAGGCGATGTTACCGCCGACGTTGAGGCCCCCGGTACCGAGGTCGAGTGCGGTCCCTGCTGGGAGGGACTCCACGACTCCGGTGGAGGTGTTGAAAAATTGTGGGCGTGCGGTCATGAGGCTAACTCTCCTTGCTGATGGTTTCCGTGTAGAGTTAGCGGTGGTGGGGGTACTGCGTACCCTTTAACTCTGAGTACGAAGATCGTGCAACAACCCGGATGTGATGTCAATACCCAACTTGGTGGGTTCGAGGTTGTACCGCTCGCACAGTGTCCGGGTGTACGAAGCCTCTTCAGCGATGCTTTGTTCGGCGGCGTGCTTGGCTTGCAGGATGAGGTTGTCCTGCTCGGACATGGTGAGACGGTGACGCAGGTCCGTAATGTCCCGCTTCTGGACTGCGATCGTGTGCGTGTGAAACGCAGACTCCCGCTCGGCGGTCTTGGCACGGAAGGCCCACAATTCCAGGTCGGACAGCTTCACGGCGGGGGTACCGTCGGGCAGCTCGATGGTGTCGCCGCTGACCATGCGCGCTACCTTTTCGGCATGGGTCTCTCCCTCAACCTCGGGCTCTCCCTCAACCTCGGGCTCTCCCTCAACCTCGGGCTCTTCTTCCTTGGGAGTCTCCTCCTCAACCTCGGGGGTGACGTCGACGTCTTCTTCGAGGGCTCGTGTGGTGGGGGCGTTGGTGTTGGGCATGGCACTGCTCCTTGTGGTGTGGTGTAGAAAAAAATTCGACTACCCGTTGTGCACCGCTCACCACCGCGTGAGCACTATCTTCCGAGTAGTCGAAAAGGTATTACGCGTTTAAAACAATAGGCGTTTCGTGCAACAACAGTAATGTAGTCGGATTTATTGTTTTTGCGAAGCGGTGAATGTAGCGTATTCCGGTAGAAGGAAACGAGGGCACCAGTGCGGTGAGTCCACCATCGTCGGAGACGAAGAGGGTACTACGTGTGGGCAGACCCGCGTAGACGTTGCGTACTATTCCGCGTGTCTGGACTACGGCAGAAGTAGCGCCGCGTTTTTTGATGATGATCCCTACGCCGGGTCCCTTTGTGCGGTCGGTCATGACCACTCGCGCCACTGCGTCCACCCCTGTGAAGTAGACGACGTCCCCTACTGCGTCAGCACTCAGGCACGACACCGCTAGGAATTCGTTGGGTTGGGCGGGTACCGCTGATAACAGCATTGGTTTTACCTATGTTTGGCGCGCTTCGTTAGCTGCAGGAAGTTCTTCCGTGTGCTGTCACACCTCGCGTGCACCGAGTTCCAGTAGTCGTTCTGGTGTGCCGCAAACACCTCAGCAGATAGTCCGAACTGGATATAGACTTTCCGGTCCCGAACTACGTGCCCCATTGTAGGTACCTCCTTCACTTCCTTGATGTTGGCTGCGATATTGAGGTCGTGGGTTTCCGTTACATCTACTGTCTCATCTGTTTTTTCTGTCATGTGATTTACCGCGTAAATGTCATGTAAAAAAAGCGCGCACCGCAGAGCAGCACGCGCCTTTGGGTGAATCGGGTGTTGAGGTTGAGGTGCGTGATGCCCCTCTACTTGTCGTTCTTTTTCTCACCGCCTGCCCTCTCACGTCCCCGACCTCGGCCCGGCTTAGGCTTGTCGGGTTCCGGGGCGGGCTCGGGCTCGGGCTCGGGTTCCGGCTCAGATACGACGGCGGGTGCGGGTGTTGACTCCTTCTCCGGTACTGGTTCTGGAGGAGGTGGTTCCGGGGATGGAGCGGCTACGAGGGGTTCTTCTGGGGACTCGGCGTCCACGCTGTGAAGATCCCCCAGTGGCTTGAGGAACGAGGAGAGAAGCGGGTGCTTGGTGGTGTCCGTACTCACAACTGCCGTACACCCTGGGGCGGCGAACATGAGGGGAAGCCCCTCGTCGGTGGTGAGATGGGAAAGATCCAGAGCGCCCTGCCCACACCATGTCAGACGGACTTTCGTCATGTCGTACTCCTTGTAGCAGTCAAGCAGCCCAGGCCCCTCCCCGTTTCATTAGTCGGGGGCCTGGGAGTGATGCAGCCGTTCTTACGCCGGGAAGGTGATGGCCTGGAAAGCCAGCGTGTTCCCGATGCCGATGCCCGGAGCCGCGTAGCTCCAGAACTCGATGATGTCGGCCTCGTGCTTGATGTACAGGGTCGCGTCCTGCAGCAGGAAGAAGCAGCCCAGGAACTCCTCGGGGGCGAAGACGTACGCCTTCTTGGGGTTCAGGACGTCGCTCTTCATGGTGGACACCACCGGCAGACCCCACAGGACGTCCTCGTCCTCGATGCCCTCGTCGTAGTGCCGCGAGGCGACCGTGTTGCCGACGGAGGTGGCGGGCAGGTCCAGGGCCTCGTAGTACAGCTCCTTGGTCATCAGCATCTTGCCGATGGGCTGGCGACGACGCACCATGGCCTGGAACGCCTTCTTGAAGCTGGCGGAGTTGAAGCCGGTGGCCGTGGTCATCTGCGTCGCGAGGTTCAGCGCGATCAGGTCATCGATGGTGCCGATGAAGTGGGTGTCCTCCTGGTCGGCCATGTCCTTGACCGAGTTGTCTGAGAGGATCTTGCGGATGTCGTTCTGGTACGTCATCAGCTCCCACTTGTTCTTGGTGAAGCGCTGGGATTCGGTCTTCCCGAACTTCACCGCAAAGCGGAGGCCACGGAACCAGGTACGCCGCCCGGTGCCCTGGAAGGTCACGAAGGTGGCCACGCTGTCTGGCTCCTTCTCCACGATCTTCTTGGGCTGGTCGGAGTTCTCGTCCCGGTCGATCTGGTCGTCTTCCAGAAGGATGGGGTGGATGATCTCGCGGGCGAAGGATTCCTGACGGACCTTCATGCGGATGAATGCGGAGCCCTCGTCTTGGGCCTCTTTGGTGCGCCCCTCCTCGATCTTCTTGACGAAGTTCGAGTTGACGAGCCGCGCTTCAACTTCGCTTTCTTGCGTGGCGTACTGTTCCATTTGTTTGGTCCTCCAGAACCGTTTACGTGGTGCGTTTCGTGTTTAGCTTAGTACAACCGACGAGGAATCACCACTCCTTACGCGGTGTCGGCGATGCGCAGGACGCCACGCGCGGTGACTTCGTTCGCCACCACGTAGCCGATGATCTGCTCGTTGGACCCCTTGACCTTGATCTTGCCCGCGCTGAACGACACGGGGGTGCTCACGGCGTAGGTTCCGGCGGCGAACTGATCGGTCTCCCAGATGAGGCCCGAGCCCAGGCGCAGGCAGTGCGCCTTCTTGACGTAGTCCCCGGAGAAGTCGTCGTTGCCCTCGACCACCAGCCACACTGGGGCGTTGTCGGTCTGGGACGTGTCGGGCGTGGTGCCCGCGCTGATGACGGCTGCGCCAGCGGCGTCGGCCTCCGGGACCACGAGGTGACCAGCGGGAATGGTCTCGTAGGTGGTGCCGGTCTTCTTGATCGGGAAGTCCTCTTCCAGGGCGCCGTTGGGGTACCCTCTGGTGATGTCGAACTTGGATGCGAGTACGGACATTTCAATGCTCCTTTTGCGTGTAGCTTGCTAAGAGGTGGTGTTCCTCGTCGTCGATCTTTTTCAGTCGCCGTTGACCCAGGCCAAGAGCCGGGCGTCCTCGGGAGCCATTTCTCCCTGTGCAGAACCCGTCTTGGTCCTTGTGGCGGTGTTGCCCTCATCCAGGTCGTGGCCCTCACCCATGTCGTCGGGGGGTGCGTCGCTGTCTGATGCCAGCTTGGTGACGATCTCCACCAGGGCGGGGTCTTCGGCGATGCGGCCCAGGGTGGCGTCGTCGACGTCAACCTTGGACCCAACCTTGGTGGACAGCTCGGAGACCTGCGCGGCATGTGCGGCGGCGCGTTCGGAGTCCACCACGGATGCTTGTTGATCCATGTGCTCGGCGACCTTCTCCAGCACGTCGGCTGTGTCGCGGAGTAGTTGTGAGTTGGTCATCAGGACACTCCCAGCTTCTTTTTGAGTTGGTACAGCGAGGTAGCTCCCCGGATTACCTGCGCACACTTTACGGTGTGCGCGGCGTCACGGAGGTCAGCCTCTTCGCGCAGTTTTGCTGCGAGTTTGCGCAGCCCCTCGGCGGTCTTGTCGATCATCCCACCCTCCCCATGAAGTTGTGGATGTCAGTCATGGTGACGACGGGCTCTGTTGGCAGCTCGCGGAGACGGTGTGCGATCTTGTTCAGGCCCCGCGCAACCTCTGAGTGCGGGA